AACAATAAATTTGATATAAATGGTACAACGGTTACTATACCGATAGGAAACTATAGTGGTAATGATTTAGCACAGGCTATTGTAACGGCTTCATCCGATATTACATCTGCTACGTTTGATAAACAAACAAATGCTATAACGTTTACGGGGTCGAGTGATTTTACGTTTGAGTTTTACGGGGGTACAAATGGGTACACTGTTGGTACAAATGGGTACACCACGCCACACGATGTTTTAGGTTTACCCGCTTCAAATGTATCATCGACTTCGAATTCATTAGAAACTGGGAGTATTAATTTACAGGGCGCTGATGCAATTATTGTTAAATTGAGTAGTGGTTCTGACGAATTTAACAAAACTGTATTTTCTGAAACCCCCTTTTATACAGGGCGTATACTTCTATGTGGGGATGTTATTAACTTTTCGGGTGTTGACGATACAGTTGAACATAATTTTGATTCTGGTACACAAAAAACGATATCAAGTTTACGTGTTCAGTTTTATTACAGTAGTAATAATCGATTAATACCATACGATTTTAGAAATGCGAATCATATACTTAAACTGGCGGTGACGTGTTCTACTGATAAACTTGAGAATATTGCTAAAGTGGAACGAGACTTTTCTCTTCCACCACCTATGAGTATCCCTGAAATGGAGGATCCGCGTAGATGGGATGCGTTTATATCTATATTTATGGTAATTGCAACCGGTTTATTTTTATTATTGGTTATGCGTAAGCCTAAACTTATCGAGTAACCGCGAAGATTGGTTGGGCTGGCTTTTGCACACGAGTGGAAACACGAGAGATACCGACGTAGACCAAGATGGACAAGAGCGTTGTGAACAAGGCCGTGAGCGTGTAGTTCATACCACCGTTCTTGTTGACCTTAACAACCTGGTTAACGATCCATCTAACCAAGTCCATCCACGAGAGGGCGGCGGCGAAGGAGAATCCAGCAACGACGGCGTTGAGGGATTGGGACTCGAGTTCACGAGCGACGAGCGTAACAGTTTCAGCAGCAGAAGACATTTTTATATATAGTATCCTGAGATTTTAATCAGGGAGTAGTTCCTCTTCAATTAAAATTTTTTTATAACATTTGGGTTTCATATACCCTCTTAACATACCGACATTTATAGAATCTATACCCAAATCGGATTCCGAATCTGTTTCTGTATCAGAATCAGATTCGGTATCATCATCACGTAATCTAAAATATTCAGAAGTCGTCATATACCCCGTTGGTTCCGATGTGTTCATTACTATCTATAGCATTTTTTAACATTAATTCTGACGGATTTTTTGGTTCCCATGCATCCCAATTATCGTACGCCATATTCATTTTAACGAATTTATATTGACGTCCCGTATATCGTGTAAAAGGAATCTCTTCATCTTCAAACTCAATGTCTTCTTCCTGGTCTTCTTCATCGGAAGATTCTTCATATATTTCCGGGAAATGTGTTCCCATTTTTTTACCAACTTCGTTCATGGCACAATATTTCATGGCATATTCCATATCTTCACCAAGTACCATATCTCGACCACACGCCGTAGCGTATTCGGCTGCGAGAACCATAGTTCTTTCGAGTACGGGTTGGATAATGTTAATAGCAGAGTCTTGGACCTGCTCAATTAAGTTTTCAGTTGCGTCTTTTTCTTGTTGATTCATTATAAATTAAACAGTGTTTTAGCAATTCCGTTTTCTACACGGAGTATGTTATAACTTAGGCCTAAAACTCTAAGTTCTCTTTTACCATTGTTATATGGATTCAAACTTAATTTTAAATACTGATCTTTAATTAAACTAAAATTTCTTTGACCTGTTGGATACCATCGTTCCGGTTCAAGTGCAAAACTATATGAATAGTATCTTCTAAATAATTGTGTTCTTGAATGGTGTATACCACTCTGTATTGCGCGTAAGTTTATAACGTTTCCGGTAACTTTATCTAAGATAACGGAATCATCGAGTGTAAGTTCGAGATAACGTAAATGTTCATAATTTATATATTCAGATTTAACCGAATATATTTCGTAATTTAAATCATAATCAAATGCAGATACTAAGTTAGTCTGACTACCTACATAACCTTGCTGTTTTGGATTTTTTGTCTGGATTAGAAAGAACAACTCTTTTATTGAGTTTTTGAACTCAAGTTTATGTTTAATATCAGTAACACCTGAATCTATTTCCGCTGTTGGACTTTCCTGAACCTGTGTAATAATATAATCTGTTTTCTCACTTAATATCTTCTGCCTTTCTTCTTCATTTAGGGATATAAACTCGGTTGTTAATTTTAAATTTTTAATGAGTCCCGTTGGTTTCTGTTCCGGAGTTGGGTAAAATGGATGTATAGTGTCATATTTATTGTATATACAATCCTGTACGTTTCTCAATTTAATAACAATTTCAATTTCTTGTTCTGTTATAGCGCATAACGGTATAGCGAGTTCAGGGTTATTGTAAAAATAAAAGGGTATGTCGACAAAATACTTTTTAGATGAAGTTGCATTACCAAGATATCCAATTATACTTAAATCTTTTACTTGTGTTCCCGAAAGTTCTAATGGTGGTTTACCAATGAGTTTAGCTAAGTTATGTTGTTTTGTTTGTGTTATATAATTATCCGAATAAATAGCTAAGAAATCCCTTGGTATACGTTGAATAACCTGACCACCAATAAGAAGTTCTACATAATCAATCATAGCATGACCAATGGATTCAACATATCCTGTTCCAGAATAAGGACCACCCGTCTTTTGTTCAATATCATCTAATTCAAATTTTAAACTCACAGTTTTAAGAAGATCACCTTGGTTTTGTGGGATTGTACATCGAATAGTGTTCCCAAATTCTACTTCACCTTCAACATCTAAATCAACAAAGAATGGTGCAAAGTTTGTATGTTTTTGAAAATTCTTTATGAAATATGTATATTCGGGGTCGTCTGTAAAAAAAGCGTCCTGTGGACCAGATGTTTCTAATTGAACACGACCAGCCATTACTAGTATAACTGACTAAAATTTTAAACCTCCAAGTCCGCTGCTTATACGCAAAACGTTATAGTTTACAGCGTATACGTAAACTTTATGTCCGAAACTCGCGTCTGGTGAATCAAGTTCAATATCTATCAAATTATGTGCTATTCTACTCATATTGACTTGACCAGTCGGGTAATATGTTTCTGGTTTCAATGAGAAACTATAGACACCAAAGTTATTATCCGTTATCCCCGTATAATACTTTAATGGTTGTTCGTAACTGAGCATTAAATTATCTGCATCTATGATTATGTTATTGTTAAATTTCATGGTAACTTGTTTTATTGGTTCGTATTTGTATACGTCATCACTAACAGCCATAAAAAACATTTCCTTGACCGGGTTCTTAAAATTAAGCATACCAGATTTTTTAGATTCACCCGCTTTAAACTTGAATTGAGACAATTGGAGTTGAGTTATAACGTATTCTACGGGGCGTGTAAGTAAGAAATTCTTTTCATGTTCTGTAATAAAAAAGAAATCCGTTACAAGTGAAACCTTTTTAATCGAAGACAAAACACTCGACGGTGGATCAGATACACCACCACCTGTTCTCGTGTATGACAATGTGATGTCTTCAACTTTTTTAAACTTTATACGTATTTCTACCAGTTGTTTTGTTAAGGCACATACAGGTATAGCTAAACTTGGGTTTCTAAAGAAATAAAATGGTAATAATACACTATAATCCCAATCGTACGTTACGTCTATGTAATTACCATGCCCTGTTAAGAAGTAGAGTGTTTGATCAATATCATCTTTATTACTGTGTATTTGATCATACATGTAAATATAATCACCCGTTATTCTCTCTATGGTTTGCCCACCAATAACAAGATCGGCGTGATCTATTATATGTGCACCTATAGACTCACGGTACCGAAGCGTTTTCACGTTTATTTGACCACCCATACCGTTATGTGCAGCACAGTAATAGTATAAAGTTGATGGTGCACCAACTGGTACTAAAAATGTAACCGTAGCTGTACTCGGATCAGTAACACCAGTTGTGTAATCGGAATAATTGGGTGAAGCCGTTGTAGAAAATCTAAACGGATGACCATCTACGTGACTTAAATTGTTGAAGGTATACGTCGTACCTTCGTATAAAGTCAATGTTGCCTGTTGAACACCGTCTATAAAATATTTACCACCGGCGGCAGTCACTGTAAATGATTTATCGGGTTCCGTTGGTTTAGGTAAAGTAAATTTAATCATCATACTTCGGATAAGATCCCCTTTGTTTTTGGGTATACGACACTCTACAGTTGCATCGTAATCAACATCACCATCAAAAGGTGTTTCGATAGATTCAATTGAAAACTTAGTATGTCTTCTAAAATTCATCAGGAAATACGAAAACTCGGGTTCCCCAGTAAGCCATTGGTCCTGGATACCCGTGATAGCAAGGTTTAATCGACCAGCCATTCTTACTTTACGTGAGTAAAATTTTATGAAATAAAACGACACGATATTATAGATGAATCTTCAGT